CAAGAGCCTGTCAAAGCCTTTAAGTATCAGGACCACGAGGCACATATCGCTGTCCATATGGCAGCAATGCAAGACCCGAAAATGCGGGAAATGGTGGGTCAGTCTCCGTTTGCGCAAGCCATCGGGCAGGCAATGGCCGCGCATATAACAGAACATGTTGCGTTCCAGTATCGTCGTGAGATTGAGAAGATGCTTGGTGTTGAGATGCCGAATGAAGATCAGCCTCTACCAGAAGATGTTGAAATCCAAATCTCTAGGCTCGCAAAGGATGCCGCCGAGAAGCTCCTCCAGAAAGATCAGATGGAAGCGCAGCAAAAGCAGATACAGCAGCAGCAGAAAGACCCAGTTGTTCAGATGCAGCAGATGGAATTGCAGATGAAGCAGCAGGAACTGCAGCACAAGATTCAGATGGATACCGCAAAACTGCAGCTTGATGCAGAGCGAATTTCTTCTGAGAACCAGAGAGAGGGCGCACGTTTGGGTGTTAAACTTGCCACTGATCTGGATGACGCACAGCGCAAAGATCAAGCAGAAGGCGCTAAACTAGGTATTGAAATAGCAAAGGAGCTTGCTAAGGGAGATGGACGATAACGTATTTACGCTGGTGGGTCGTAAACTAGACGGGTACGAGGACGAATTAAAAACGTATCTCGCGTCTGGCGCGGCAGATAGTATGGAACTCTATAACCGAATGGTGGGACGAATAGAGGCTTTGAGGTTTATCAGAGATGACCTAAAAGATATTGAGACGCGGTATGTTGAAACGTAACATGTTCTAGTGTACCGTACACTTGGGAGAACTACGCAGGCAACTGCGCAGGGTATCTGTGAACCTTTAATCACTGCAGGAAGAGATATGTATACAGGTAACAAGAAGACAGAGGAGAAGGTAGCCTCTAAACTACCGCAGCCCCAAGGATACAAAATCCTTATTGGCGTACCCGAAACAAGTGAGAAGACCGAAGGTGGGGTCATAATGCCTGACGGAATGCGTTCCGCAGAAGAGACGGCATCTATCATTGGTTTTGTTATGGAGCTAGGCGCTGATGCCTACGCGGATGAATCTAAGTTTCCACATGGACCGTATTGCAAGCAGGGGGATTTCGTAATCTTCCGTTCGTATTCTGGCACTCGATTCAAAGTCTATGGGAAAGAGTTTCGTTTAATCAATGACGACACTGTAGAAGCAGTTGTCGATGATCCACGGGGGTACGCAAGAGCATGAATCAGTTAGCAGAACAAACAGAGTTTGGAGACGAGACAGTCGCTGAAGCTCTAGCCAATGCACAGTCAGAAGAGTCTGACAGTGATGACGGCTTTGAAATTGAGGTTGTAGACGATACACCCGAAGAAGATAAGGGTAAGCCTCGTCGCGCCGAAAGTACTCAACCTAACGTCCCAGATGACGATGAGGTCGAAAAGTACAGTGAGGGCGTACAAAAGCGCATCAAGCAGTTGAAGTTTGAGTACCACGAAGAGCGTCGAGCAAAGGAAGAATCTTCTCGATTGCAAGACGAAGCCTTACGATTCGCCCAGCAAGTAAAGGCTGAGAACGAACAGTTACGAAAGACCCTCTCAGAAGGTGAAGGCGTTCTCGTCAATCAGGCCAAGGGGCGCGTAAGCGCAGAGCTGGATAAGGCTAAGACTGCTTTTAAAGTTGCCTACGAAGCAGGTGATCCCGATGCACTGCTCGCTGCTCAAGAGCAGCTTAATGTTCTTCAGAACGAAAAAGTTCGTTACGATAACTACAAGCCTAAACCAGCTCAACAGGAAGCACCGGAACCACAATATCAGGCACCAGCAGCGCAGCCGCCTAAGCCAGATAAACTGGCTATGGACTGGGCTAGTAGGAACGATTGGTTCGAGAAAGACCCTGAGATGACAGGGTATGCTTACGGGCTTCACGAGAAGCTAGTGAAAAGTGGTGTTGATCCGAGGACGGAAGAATACTACAATGAGTTAGACACTGCGGTTCGCCGCGTGTTTCCAGATAAGTTTGGCGATGAGATTATTGAGGAATCTGCACCTCAACGCCAAGCGGGTAACGTAGTCGCCCCTGCCGCTCGTAGCGGTAAAAGACCACGCAAAGTGCAACTGACCTCAACGCAGGTTTCTCTCGCCAAGAGACTTGGTCTGTCAAATGAACAATATGCGGCGCAATTGATGAAGGAAATGAAATAATGTCGAATAGGAACTCACGCACTACAGAGACCCGCGAGTCGGGTCAACGCAAGGTGTCATGGCAGAGACCGTCAATGTTACCAACCCCCGAACCCAGACCCGGTATTGAGTACCGCTGGATTCGCACCGCTACTCTTGGGAAAAATGATAACACCAACGTCTCTTCTAAATTTCGTGAGGGATGGACACCCGTTCGTTCAGAAGATCATCCAAACCTTCAAGTTGTGTCTGATATCGAGTCTCGATTTACAGACAACATAGAGGTCGGTGGATTACTGCTTTGTCAGAACTCAACCGAAAACGTGCAAGCTCGCCGTGAAGCCCAGCTAGATCAGGCCCAAAACCAGATGAGTGCTGTGGACAATAGCTACTTGCGCAATTCAGACCCGCGTATGCCCGTACTAGACCCAGAACGGTCAACGCGATCATCATTTGGCAAGTAACCTGAAGGGGGAGCTTGTCTAACTTAAATTAGGAGTAAGAGAGATGGCTTTAACAGCAGCTCCCTATGGCTTAAAGCCCGTCAAGCGTTCTGACGGTATGCCATACGCTGGGGCAACGTCCCAGTATCTCATCGATCCCGCTGGTGAAGCGACGAACCTGTTCTACGGGCAAGTTGTTATCATTGGGGCCGATGGCTACATCGCACTTTCAACTGCAACAGGCGCAGACATTACAACCAATAACCTTGGTGGTAGCGGTCTTGGCGCTATTGGTGTCTTTGTTGGCTGTGAGTATGTTAACTCATCAGGTCAGTTAGTTCAGGCACAATACTACCCAACGGGTACATCTAATGGCGATGCTATCAAAGCATACGTTGTTGATGATCCAAATGTACTTTTCCAAGTACAAGCGGATGGTGCTATGGATCAGTCTGATATTGGTGCGAATACTTTCTTCGCGGCAGTTCAGTCTACTACAACTGGTTCTACTACTACAGGCAACTCTACAACTGCGGCTGAGTCAACAACTGTGACAACAGCAGCGGCGTTCCGTATTGTTTCTGCGGTATCACCTATTTCAGATGCTTTCCCTGATCTGTTGGTTAAGTTTAACCCAGCAGCTCATAGCATGACCAACAACGTAGGCATTTAAGGAGGTTAACTAATGGCTATTTCACGCGCCCAGCTCCTTAAAGAGCTATTACCGGGTCTCAACGCTCTCTTCGGGCTTGAGTATGGTAAGTACGAAAACGAACACGCAGAAATCTATGAGACTGAAAACTCAGAACGTAGTTTTGAGGAAGAAGTAAAATTATCAGGATTTGGCGCAGCCCCAGTAAAAGCTGAAGGCTCTGCTATCTCTTATGATAATGCTCAAGAATCGTTCACAGCTCGTTACAATCACGAGACTGTTGGCATGGGTTTCTCCATCACTGAAGAAGCGATGGAAGATAACTTGTATGATTCTCTGTCTGCTCGTTACACCAAAGCCTTGGCTCGCGCCATGGCGTACACGAAGCAGGTTAAAGCGGCTTCGTTGTTGAACACAGGCTTCACCACCTTTAACTCAGGTGACGGCGCTACATTGTTCTCAACAACACACGGTACTGTGGCTGGCGGTAACAACGCCAACCGTCCAGCAGTAGCTGCGGACTTAAACGAAACCTCGCTTGAGCAAGCTGTTATTGATATCGCAGCGTTCACTGATGAACGTGGCCTGTTGATTGCTGCTCGCCCACGCAAGCTCGTAGTTCCACCTGCGTTGATGTTTGTTGCAACTCGTTTGCTTCAGACTGAACTGCGTGTAGGTACAGCGGATAACGACATTAATGCTATCAACACTAATGGTTCGATCCCTGAAGGCTACCGTGTCAATCACTATCTGACTGACGCAGACGCCTTCTTCCTAACTACAGATGTTCCAAACGGCATGAAGCACTTCATCCGTACTGCTATGCAGACATCTATGGACGGTGACTTCGATACAGGTAACGTGCGCTACAAAGCGCGTGAGCGTTATTCTTTCGGCGTATCCGATCCACTAGGTGTGTACGGTTCACCCGGCGCATAAGTTCAATTGAACTTTTATAGAGGGGGGCTGCTTCGGTAGCCCCTTTCTTTTTTAAATAACATGTGTATACTTTTGTTATCCCTGACAGTCGCATGGTGCGGCTGACATTTGCCACGACAGGAGATTCTCATGGCTAATACAACTTTTTCAGGCCCGATACGGGCAGGTAATATTAAGAATACAACAGGCACAACTATAGGTACGAACATTGCTAACGTAGGTTACGTTGTTATGTGCCAAGACACAGTACAAAGCCTTGCAGGCGGCGCTCTTGGAGCTGTTACAACAGATATTGTAATCCCTGCTAATTCTAAGATCGTTAACTGTATTATCGACCTTGTAGCTGCGGCTAACACCACTACCAATATAAGCGTTGGTGAAGTAGGTGGCAATGCAAATACTATTATAAACGCAGTTGCATCAGGAACTACAGTAGGCGTTAAAGCACTAGGTGCTGGCGGTGGTGGAACCCTAGAGTGGGGTAACACTGGTACATCAGACCTTCGTTTAACTGTAACATCTTCTGCTGCTACTAACGCGGGTTCTGTTCGCATTACAATTATGTATGCACAAGCGTTTAACACTGCAATCTTACCGTAAGGAGTAGCTACATGGCTGGTCAAGAAGTACGAGCTTTTAACTTTGCAGCAAGCGACACTGCTGCACTTGTAGGCCCATCACGAGGTAGGTTGCAGGGGGTTCTAGTAAACGCCGCTGCCGCCGCCGCGTTTACTATTCGTAGTGGCAGTGCCACGGGTGAAATTCTACTTGATCTAACATTACCTGTGGGTTGGAATGACGTGTACATACCAAATGATGGCATACTCGCTGACAACGGTTGTTTTGTTGCCGCCTTCACTGGCACAGGGAACACGATGACCCTACTCATAGAGTGAGTTATGGCTGAAAAGAAAAAAGGTACTATGAAAGGCCACACCATAAAAGGTGGTCAGAAACGCCCTACTAAATCTGGGGCGGGTATGACCAAGAAAGGTGTGGCTAAGTACCGTAAGGATAACCCCGGCTCTAAGTTGAAGACGGCGGTTACGGGTACAGTAAAGAAAGGTAGTGCAGCCGCCAAGCGGCGTAAGTCCTACTGCGCTCGCTCTGCTGGACAGATGAAGCAGTTTCCCAAAGCTGCTAAAGACCCCAACAGCCGCTTACGTCAGGCTAGGAAAAGATGGAAATGTTAGATGGCTATTTCTAGGACTCAGATGGGAAGTCAGCTCACTGGCAATCGCGTCTCAACTGGAGACGATGCGAGGGACTTAGACATCATTCGTTTTGGTAAGGGCGGAAAAACTAAGAAAAAGTCAAAGAGTAAAGTCAACGAGGCGGGTAACTACACCCAACCTGAGAAGCGTAAGCGTTTGTTCAATAGAATAAAAGCTGGTGGTAAGGGTGGATCGCCGGGCCAGTGGTCCGCTAGAAAGGCCCAGATGTTGGCTAAGGCGTATAAGTCTTCTGGCGGGGGGTACACATCGTGAAGGGCGTAAAGCATTATCGGAAGGACGGCACTGTTCATAAAGGTGGCACACACAAGATGTCTGATGGCTCTTTGCATTCTGGCAAGACCCACGGCAAGACAAGTGTAAAGCTGGTGCATTATAAAGATTTGAGCAAAGCAGCAAAGGCTAAGGCAGATGGCGTTAAAACCAAGTCAAAAAAGTCTTAAAAGCTGGGGTAAGCAGAAGTGGCGGACCAAGTCTGGTAAGCCGTCTACTCAGGGCAAGAAGGCTACAGGCGAGCGGTATCTTCC